TGAAGATACAGATGTTAGAAAATTTCAATCTATGTACGATAAAGCTCAAGCAGAAAATCAAAAGCTTTCATCTAAAATGGAAAAATTAGAAAAATTCGAACCTGTAGCTAATCTTTTACAACAAAGACCAGACTTGGTTGCAATGTTACAAGATAATATTTCTGGAAAACAAACACAGGAGCCTTCGTTAAAAGAGGATGAATTTAACCCGTGGGACGCATTTTATAAGCCAGATTCACCGTCTTATAAGCTTGTCGAAAAAAGACAATCACAGGCTGTGAGCAAGGCTGTAAATCGCCAAATGGCACAATTGCAGGAACAAATGTTTGTAACAAATTTACAAAGCGATTTAAAAAGTCAATATAAAATGACTGATGAACAAGCTAATAAATTTGTTAAGTTTTATAATCAACCTAAAGACGATTTAGGATTAGACGTAATGGTTGATATTTTTTTAAAACAAGAAGGAAATCCTTCTGAAAGAACAGTTTCTTCAATGGAAGCCGTGAGGGCAAACAAAGAAGCTCCTCGTTCTGCTGGAGTAATCCAGGGACAAGCACCACAACAGAAATCTGAAGTAGATGGAATGTGGGACAGAGTCCAAAAAGCAGGAAGTAGGAGTAACGTTTTATAATGTTAAATAATGGAATAGGAGAAAAGGTAAAATGCCTACATATAATAGTGGTCAAGTAAAATTCAACACTCCTGGTTCTGACTTAACTCTAAGCACCCGTAGATTATTCGATTTTAGTGATAGAGTAGCTGAATTAGCACCAGATGAGAGTCCGTTTTTTGTATACTTGGCAAACGTAGCAAAAGTACCAACAACTGATACTCAATTCCGATTCTTAGAAGACAGAACAAAGATTAGCTTTACTGACAGGTCTTTCTTACTAAAAGGTGGTATTACATTAGTAGCCGCTGGAAGTACAGACTCTGTAGTATTTGACACACCTGGCGGTGATGGAGTCGATTGGTTAATACCAGGAATGGTAGTAGCTATCGGTGATGTTGACGGTAATAGTGTGCCAACAACAGCTAATGTTCGTATCGAGTCTGTTGATAATTCAAGTTCTGCCACACAGACAACTTGTGTAGTTACAGCTATATCAAACCCTGGTGGTAGCACTCTCGCACTCGCAGACAATTCTAAGGCTACAGTAATCGGAACTTCTTTCGCAGAAGGTAGTGGCGCTCCAGATGTATTTTCAGAAGAAATGGATAATGATTTTGGTTTTACTCAAATCTTTAAAACAGCTTGTGAATTAACAAATACAGCTAGAGCTACTCAATACAGAGGGTATGCAGATGAATGGGACAGAATTTGGAATCTAAAACTAAGAGAGCATAAGGTTGATATTGAAAGAGCTATGCTTTTTGGTCAAAGAGGAACAGCAAATGGAATTAACTATACTGAAGGTATTGTTGGTTCTACAATCAAAAATGGTTTAGGTAACGTTGTTAATGATGGTTCAAAACTATCATATAACTCTGGTACACCTTACTACAAGTCTAACACAGCCGCAGAGTTTACATACGATGATATGCTTGAAGACTTTGAAGTTATTTTTGACCCAGCAAGAGGTGGTGGTAGAGCTAAATTAGCTTTAGCATCAAGACCAGTAATATCTCACTTTAATAAATTAGGTGGGTTTATTGATGGTTCTTTAAACACTACAACTGATTTATCTAGATATATGTTTCAAGCTAGTCAAGGGCCATTTGGTCATTTGGTTAATAAGATTCAAACCGTTCACGGTGATGTTTCTTTAGTAGCTGAATCTTTATTTAGAGGATTTGCCGCAGGTTTTATGATGTTGGTTGATTTAGACCACGTTTCATATAGACCACTTGTTGGTAATGGAATAAATCGTGATACTCATATTATAACTAACGTTCAAAGTGCTGACGAAGATTTAAGAAAAGACATAATTCTAACAGAAGCAGGTCTTGAGGTATCTCTTCCAGAAACTCACGCTTTGATTAACTTGGAAGGTGTATAATGAGAAGTGACGTACTAAACGAAAATAGCAGTAGTTATGGTAAACAATATCAATTAGAAAATGTAGAGCTAGTATCAGCGGCTAAAACATTAAGTCTTTCCGATAGTGGTAAGACTTTTATGGTTGAGTCTTCTGGTGGAGCTTTTACAATTACATTGCCACCTACAACACAAAACCAGCCAGGCTGGAATGCAAAGTTTGTCGTGCAGGAGAAAACTCCAACAGGCGACATTACTATTGCGGCAGGTAGTGCAATAATTAATATTGTTAATAAAGATGCAGGTGGAGATGCCGCTAATTCAACAGCAGGTACAGAAGTTTCTAATATTATTCTTGACACAACAGCTCAAAGAGGTGATGTTGTTGAGTTAATGTATGACTTAAATGAACAATATGTTGGAACTGCTTTTAGTGGTATTAACAACGGTATCCAAACTTCATAATCCGAATCAATAAGGATTAGCAGTCATTGACTGTGAGATAAAACAATAAAAGTTTTAACTCGAATTAGGTGGTCAAAGCGTCGAACCTTTTTCCACCTCTATGATAATATCGAAGATATGTAATAAACACGGTTACCACAAAGGTTCCATTTGTCCAGAGTGTGGTAAAGACTTTACAGAAAATAAAAAATGGACAACAAATCTGTATATGCGTACAGAAAGAGGTAAAAGAACGGATATAGAATTTGCACAAGTTCCTATATCTGAAGATGTTAAAAACTTTAAGAGGAGATATTAGATATGCCAGGACATTATGGAAAAGGTATGAAAAAGAAAAAAGCTAAAAAGAAAACTATGCCAAAGAAGAAAAAAGGTATGAACAAAAATAAAAATTCTAGAGGTAGAATGTATTAATGGCTAACGAACTTAGAATAGAAGCTCATTTAGAATACAGCAAAGCAGGTGTAAAAGAATCTAAACACGATTCTAAATACATTGATGTTAGTGGTGAGTCTTATAGCAAATCAATAGTTGTAGTAGGTAATAGTGCAAATGAAGCAATAAGTGTAGCATCAGATATTGGTACATATGGTTATGTATTTATTAAAAACTTAGATGATACTAATTATGTGCAGATTAGTGATGCAGATGATTCAGCTTATTTTTTAAAATTAAAAGCTGGAGAGTTTTCTTTATTTAGAGCCGCTCAATCAACTTATTTTGCTTTAGCAAATACTGCAGATGTTAATGTAGAAATAGTAGTTATAGAGGATTAATATGAAAAAAATAGTAAAAGCACCTAAAGGTTATCATTGGATGAAGTCTGGCAAAACTGGATATAAGCTTATGAAGAACCCTGCAGGTGGATATAAACCTCATAAAGGTGCTAGTATGACAGCTAAGTTTGATGTTCAAATGGTGCATAAGAAGAAGTAATGGCAACATTTCAAGTACAAATAGAAGATATGATAGGTGTAGTTGAAACAACTGCAGGTAGTGGTTCAAGCGATACAACTGCTTTATCTTCTTTTTTAACAGATGGTGCCAAAGAGGTAATTAATATGATGCCATCTAGTATGTTAATTACTTGTGCAACAGAACAAACATTTACACCAAAAGCTGTTGGTTCAGAAGATGAAACATTAAATACAACTAAAATTTTTAATGTTAGAAGAAATGATGGAACTATTGACCAGCCTTGTAGGCTAATAATGTCTTCTATGAAAGGCAGAGCATCTGACCCATTAGAAATGGATTTTGCTAGTGAAACAGACCCTGTATATTATCTTGAAAACAATAAGATAAATATATTGCCATCAGCTAGTACTGCTGTTGGAAAATATTCAGAAGTTCAATTTCCTAGTGTTGCACACGGTGATTCTTCTATAAGTACTTTTCCAGATGAAGCTGAATACGTAGTTGTATTATATGCTGTTATGAAAGGTGCAGAAAGAATAGTTGCTAATTATTTAGACGATGAAGATATTGAATTAGCAGGAGCAAGAGCGCAACAATATAATTGGGCAGTTGGTCAATATAATAAAGCAATACAAGGATTAATGCGATGACATTTAAAGAAATATTATCTAGAGTAAGAAAAGTTCATCCTAACGCAGGAGAAACATATGTTAAGGCATTAATTAATGATGCCATTAGAGACTTAAGAAAATATAAAGTTACTAGAAGATTTGCAAAATTAGATGTTGTAGAAAATCAAAGATTCTATAATATTGGAGATAGAAATTCTAATTTAAGAGTTGACAAAATTCACGGTGTTTATTACAAAGACAATGAAAATGAATATAGAAAAATACCTAGGTTACTAGATTATCAAGATTTAACAAATATGGATGAAGCATAATGGCATATAGATTTCCAGAAAGATATTTAGCATATTACCTTGCAACAGATAGATTAGGTCTTGTTACATCAAGAAATACTAATTCTAAAAATAATTATGAATCAATAGATGAATCAATAGACGATGGTTTGTTAGTTGAATATACTGCTCAACCCAATGAAATAGAAAAGCTATCTGATGTTCCAGATGTCGATGATACAATACACCCAGGACTTATATATTATGTAAACTATAAGTTGTTTGAAGACCAACAAGACCAAGAGTCTTTAATTAATGCGGCTAAATATCAAAGATTATATAAACAACATATGAAAGAAAATGCAGGTAGAGACAAAGTAGGTGGAGCAAGACAGATTGTACCATTTGGATTTACTTGGCGTGATGGTACAGGTTTAAGAAGAACTGAACACAATAATTAATTGGAGATTAAATAAATGACTTATAGCATTAATAAATATACAGGGCAAGAAGCAACCAATTTGCAAAATGCTCAGAACGGTTTTGATGTTGTTGCAGAACACAATACTAACACACAAACACCAGACGGTTCTGATGGTTGGATTGCTTTACAATGTTTAGCCGCAGTTACTCCAGGTACTACAGCATATGCTTCACAGTTTGTGCAAATAGTATCTGCAGAGTCTAATGTCGGTGATGACTTGGGAACTGTATTTTTACAGCCTGGAGATATAGTTTATGGCAACTTTAAAAACGTTGTAAACCATACTAACTCTAACGCAACACTACTTGGCATAAGAGGGTAAAAATTGATTAGACCTAAAGTTAGTCAACTAACTGGCAGAAGTGTAGGTCGAAGCTATCAAAGACTTCTTACTTTAAATCATAAAAGTGGTGGTAATGGAACTAATTTAGTAGAAGTAAAAGATGGTGATGGAAATACTACGTTTCCAATTAAAGTTGCATCTAATCAAATTCAAATAACTGATGGTTCAAATGACTTTGATGTAGCTTCTCACGATACTTCTAATGGTTTAAAGCTTGGAGGTACATTAGTTACTTCAACAGCCGCAGAACTTAATTATAATGACACAGGTGCCGCAGTTGGTACAGTTGTTGCTAGTAAAACAGTAACAGCAGATGCAAACAAAGATGTCGCATCTTTTAGAAATATTACATTAACAGGAGAACTTGATGCAAATTCTTTAGATGTAGAAGGTGATGCTGATATTAATGGAACTCTTGAAGCTGACGCTATAACCGTAAATGGTTCAACATTAAATGATATTATTGATGCTAGATTAGGTAGTAATATTGTAGCAACAGGAGCATTAGATTCTTGTAGCATTACAAGTGTTTTTGCAAATATAGATAATGGAACATCAACATTAGATACAGGTGCAATAACAGCTAGTGGTCAAACTATTCAAAATGCAGGTGATGCTGTTTTAAAATGTCTTACTGAAAGTTCTAATGGAGATAATGTTTCAGCAGTAACACTTACAAGAAATAATAATAGTAACAATGTTGCTAATTTAGGTGTAAGAGATAATGAAGATATTTTTAGAATAACTGTTGGCTCAAATGTTTCTGCATCTTATGCAAACTTAGGAGATTTTACTAGACTTGGAATTAATGCAACTGGCACAGCACTTTTTAATTCATCTGTTGGTGTAGGTAAAATAGGTGCTAATGTTTTATCAATGACAACAGGCACAACTATTACTGTACAAGATAATGATGGTTCAGCTAATCACGTCTATGTTTATGATAGAGGTAGTGGTTCTGGTGCAATTTATCAAGTAGGT